CCGGAAAACAGACGCAACTACTTTTAATGGCGCACAGCAAGAACGTAAACAAACTAAAGCAATTTTATGAGCAGTTGGGTAACGATCAAAAACGACCTGATAGCCTTCGCACAGTCGCACCTGCAGATCAACGCGGTGGGCTTCGGCGATCCGCTGGCGATCGGAACGGACAACACGATAAACCTACGGACAGCCGACAGGGATAGGGTTATCTACCCGCTCTTGTTCGTCGATGCGCAGAGCGCGTCAATGCCTATGGGGGCGACCAACCTAACCGTCAGCGTGCTTGTGATGGACAGGGTTGCAGACCTGCGCGGACTGGATGCAACGATAAGCGGTGACGTTAGGTATAGGTGGACTGACAACGAGGATGAGGTGCTAAGCGACACCCTGCGCATCATGCAGGACTTTGTTGCGGAGTTCACCGATGATCCTGATCGCGACTACACGATTACCGGCGCGGTGAGTGCTACGCGCTTCGTGGAGGCAAGGGATGACAAGGTAGCAGGATGGCAGGCAACGGTCGTTTTTGAGTTACCATTCAGCAGAAACGTCTGCCAAATACCAACAAGTTAAAACACGATTGAAGAATTGCATAGAATCAGGCCAAACGATATTTACACTAAAAGAATAAGACAATGAATTTAGGACAACAAATGGATGCGCTACTTGGTCGCGGAATGGCAGCCGAAGTGCTGGCAGTCGGCGCTGGCGCAGTTTCATCGGTGACAGGTCGCACTTATGACGTGTTGATCGTCAACCAAGATGCGAAGTTCACAACGCTAACCGATAGCAACGGAACGAATATGATGACGGCGGTGAGTGGTGGTGGCATCGGCTTATTTCCGTCCGGGCAGGCTTTCAGTCCGGGCATGATCATAGCCGCAAACAATGGCCGTAGGATCGCCGCCGTGACGCTGAACGCAGGCAGTGTGATCGGATATTCAATGCAGGGCGTAACCATCGTAAGCGCAGTATAATGGCATTAGGCATTGGCTACGGCTTGCCGTTTGTCGCGCAGCACGGCGCGAACCCGTACAAGACGCAGTGGGCGGCGGCGCGTGAAGGCGCGAAGGGCGCAGGTGCTACCGTTGAAGATGAAAACGCTGGCACAGGCAGTTGCTTGGTGTCAAGAGGTCAAGACGTGTACACCGACGGACTGCCGTTCACGCCGTCGCTGCTGATCGTGCCGCAGTTTTACAAAGAAGGCAACCTATACCAAGACGTGCCTCCGTTTGTTGCGGAGGATAGCACGATGCGGTTCACCGTCAGCCGCAACACTACGGCGACGCGCGTCAATAGCAGCGGTTTGATTGAAAGCGTCGCGTCGGGAGTGCCGCGCATCGATTGGCTTGGGCAGTCGTGTCCTGGGTTGTTGGTGGAGGCGAGTGGGACAAACTTCGCTCGTTGGGTTAATCAGATGACTGCCCAAGATACACCTACGGCATCAGGTGGAATGACTATAACAACAGGCAGCACCGACTTTCTTGCACCCGACGGAACGAGTGGAAGTATAACTAAGTATGTTGGTGGTGCAGCGAGCGGAACAAGTCAATATGCGTATTATACAGCGGCAATAACTGTAACCGCAGCAGGGCAGCATACGTTTAGTCTTTTTGTCAAGGCAGGCGCAACCAATCCGCTTAACTTTTGTACGTTAGCCTTTGGAGCGTATTCGGGAGGAAGCGGAACGGCTACATCGTATTTTAGCCTTGCCAGCGGAACGGCTTTAACAGCGGGCGCAAGCATTCAAGATTACGGCAACGGCTGGTATCGGCTCATTTCTGCGCCATACACAATCGCATCAGGCGACTTAAGTGGTACGCTTTTTTTTGGAATGGCAGAAGCCAATAATGACAATTCTTGGCCCGCATCAGGTGCGCTCAACTTAACTGCATACACTTGGGGCGCACAACTCGAAGCAGGCAGCATCGCAACGACATACATCCCAACGACGACGACAACTGTCAGCCGTGCCGCTGATAGCATCAGCGCATCGGGTGCGCTCGTGAGTGGGCTGATAGGCCAAACGGAGGGAACGATTTATGCGGAGGTGGATGTGAGAAACTGGATAGCAAGTGGACGTGTATTAACCTGTTCAAACGGAACGAGCGACGAGCGAATCATGATACAGGTAGGCGCAAATCGCACATTGCAGGCAATAGTGACAACGGCAAGTGCCGATGTCGCTAATATCAGCACGGCGTCAGGCCAAGTCAATGGTGTTTACAAGTGTGCATTGACTTATGCGAGTGGCGACTTCGCTTTTTACGTCAACGGCACACAAATTGGCACTGATAGTAGCGGTGGAGTGCCTGCCTGCACTTCTGTTTTTTTAGGCAAGATTGGAACGAGTGCCTCAACGAATTTCCTCAACGACCGCATCCGCGCCGCTGCCCTCTACACCACACGGCTATCGAACGATCAACTCGCCGAATTAACCCGACTATAAATGCCGACATTCCGCAAATACGCCTTCCCCGACGAGGTGACATATACCGCGCTACCAGTGCCGCAAGGCTTCGCAGTGCCGCTGGGCATCATCGAGGACGCATACTGCATCGACATCCTTTGGGATGCAGAGCCGCATACCGCCTACCTGCCCTTCGAGTGCTGGCCTTCTCCAATAGGCGTGCATACCTTCCTCGGCTGGGATGAGCAGTACGGCAAGGACTACACCGAGCGCGACGACTTCAGCAGCACACTAAACGAAGATTAACAATGATCGACTTCCTCAAATCAATCGGCATCAACATCGGCCTGACAATCGCCGGCTTCTTCGGCGCACTACTGCTCGCCCCCAAGATGAAAAATTGGAAGATGCAGCTGCTGGCGGTGCTTTCAGGCACGCTGTCTGCCACCTACATCGCGCCGGTACTGATTGGCATATTAAACGTGCAGGCTGCCAACATCGAGTACGGCTTGGCGTTTATAGTAGGATTTAGCGGTGTCAAGATTACCGAGGTGCTTGAGGTGCGAATAATGAAGCTGCTGAAGTCATCCTCGCCGCAGCAATGACGCACGAGCAATTTTTAAGGCTTGCGTTAAGATACCAGAAGCAGCGGCTGATGATTGACAACGCCTACAAGGCTGGCGTCAACCTGATTGATTTTTGCGATGATTACGAGGCGTGCATCGAGGTATTGATTGAAGATGCCTTCGGCAATGCAGGACTCGGCTGGTGGAATTGGTACTGCCATGATGCCAAATTTGGAACGAAGTCGTACACAGACGACGATGACAAGCCAACGTGGGGTGCGCATGATGCTGAGGGCAATCCAATATGTTATTCGTGGGACACGCTATTTGAGGAGATGCAGAAAAACCAACCAAACCAACACCATGAAAATAACCCGACGCGCAGCCAACGTCCACACGATTGACTGCGAGGGGAAGGAGGCGGAGTTTCTGCTCATCAGCGACCTGCACTGGGACAACCCGAAGTGCGATCGCGACCTGCTAAAAGGCCACCTCGACGAAGCCGTGCGGCGGAACGCCAAGGTCATCATGAACGGCGACACGTTCTGCCTTATGCAAGGCAGAGGCGATCCACGCAGGGGCAAGGATGAGATACGACCTGAACACAACAAGAGCAACTACCTCCAAGCCGTCGTGAACGACGCGGTGCAGTGGTTCAAGCCATACGCCAAGCACATTGCTCTTATTGGCTACGGCAACCACGAAACAAGCGTGATCCGCAATGTAGAATTTGACGCATTGCAGATGTTCGTCACTCTACTTAACCACGAATGCGGAAGTGACGTTCAGCTTGGCGGCTACGGCGGCGCGATACTGTTTGGCTTTGCCCATTCACCGAACACCAGCCACTACACACGCTTTGCCATGCACTACTTCCACGGATCAGGAGGCGGCGGCGTAGTTACCAAAGGTGTTATCCAAGACCAGCGTATTATGGCTATGGTTGAAGGCTACGACTGCACATGGCAAGGTCACGTCCACGAGTTGTATCACCACGTCAACGTCATCAGCTACCTCAACCGAACCAACTACATGATGAGGCAACGGCCACTGCATCAAATTAGGACTGCGACATACAAAGAAGAATATGCAGGCGGCGTGGGTGGCTTCCACGTCGAGAGGGGCAGGCCGCCGAAGCCGCTCGGCGGTTACTGGATGAAGTTGAGCTTGGTTGATATAAGAAATCAGAAAATGGAAACCCGCGTTATTGATGCGACGTTTACGACGACCAGCACGCGATAGGGTACAAAATGGCGGCGAATGATATTTAATTTTGCAACCTAAACAGGCATTATGCGAAACATCAAATACCTCGTCGTTCACTGCACGGCGACACCTCACTCAACGACGATTGATTCCATTCAAAACTACTGGCGGACAAACCTAAAGTGGAAGTCACCCGGATACCACAAGGTCGTCAAACCAAACGGAGAGGTCATCACGCTGGCACCGGATGACACCGTGTGCAACGGCGTTGCCGGCTACAATTCGCTAAGCCTACACATCAGCTACATCGGCGGCGTAGACAGTCGAGGCAACCCGGTTGACAATCGCACGCAAGGGCAAAAAGACGCACTCTCACAGGTGTTGCACAAATGGCGCGCCAAGTACCCAGCGGCTAAAATCCTCGGCCACCGTGACTTTCCAAAGGTAGCCAAAGCCTGCCCATCGTTCAATGCTGCCCAAGAGTACGCTCATATTTAGCCTGCTGCTTTTTGGCTGCTGCCGGAAGCCTGCGGAGGTGATTCGCACGAGTGCTATCGTCCACACTGACCGGCAAGTAGTGACCGCTGGCAGCTTGACGGAGTTGACGCTTCCCGACCTCTGCGACAGTGCCGGAGTTGTGCGCCGCTTCGCTTTGCGCGACAGCGCGAAAACAAGCGTTCTAAGCGTGTCAAATTCAGGCAGTGGCATTGTCATCCGACTGCGCAGAGATACGGTCGTAGAGCGGCTTATTTTGCGTGATACGACGATTGTAGAGCGCACTGTTGTCGTGCAGCCGAAGAAGCGCAAAAGCAGATGGCCGATACTGCTTATCGGGGCGATTTTGGGACTGCTCGCCAGCGTCGTTTTGTTCGCGCGGTTGAGGTAAGCGCGGAAAATCAAGGCTTTGAAATCGGGGGCGTTGGACAAGTTTTGTCCAAATGTGCGTTTGCGCGCTAAAAACGCAGAAAAAAAAAAAAAAAAGTTTGGTTCGTATATATATATGTATGTATATTTGCATACACCAAACCACTAAAAAACACACACCATGGAAACAATCACAATCACCCACCGCATCATCAACGGCAAGAGCATCTTCAACAAGCGTTTTGACAACTACGACAAAGGCTTCTTCGGTGACAAAATCAGCATAGCTGATTACTTAGAAAGCAGGGAGAACAAAGCACTGTTCACAGGAAATGAAGTAGCAAACAAGGCCCTAAACATCGTTGAGCGCGTCACCTACTACAACTAACCCACCGAGGGGCGCGGCTCACCAACGCGCAATCTTTTAACCCTTTAACCAACCCAACCTAAAAAACCAACCAATGTACAAAAGATCATTCAAAGGTTACTACGCAAACCTCACACCCGAACAA